CCGTTTCTGCGGCAACAAGCCGTCCCTCGTGGTGGTCAAGCAGCGGCGTGATGGCGAGTGGGACTCCAGAGAGGCGGTGCTGCTGATTGGCTGGAAGCCTGTACCGCATTGAAGGGTCATTGCGCGCGATTGCTAGGCACGACCATTTGCGACAAAAGGGATTGAATCTCGCTGGGAACAAGCTCAGAACGCAGCACGGTTACGCGATTGTCTGGGCTGATCTCTACGTGGAACTGTCGCCCCTTGCGGATTTGCCGCTGGTACACCACATCGTTGTGCGTGAAGTACAGCCAGGAAATAGCGAATGGCCAGTTCAAGTAGGGCGCAAAGGCGAACGCCACTGCCGCATAAGCTCCCGCCCAAACAGACAAGCACCTCGGGCATTGCCAGAGATAGTGAGGGAATCTTGTGCGCAGCTTCGCAGTGATGCGGTCCATCGTGAAGAGTTCCACGATTCGCCATGCCGCGAGAACCGCAAATGCTAAGTGGATATATTTCATTGGCACGTCCAATTTGTTCCGTTCGAGACCGCCATGTGTCCCGTTCCAGCCCCAGCGCAGGTAGCAGCTGTCGTGCAATCGGTGCAATATTTAATGATTCCGGCTGCTGGAACCGCGCCTAAAGCAGCGAACGCAGATGTGCCGATAGCTGGCGTAGTCAAAGCAGGACTGGTAAGCGTTTTGTTCGTCAGCGTGTCGGTTGTGCCCCTGTAAACGAACGTGTCATTCGCGCCCTGCAACGTATTCGTAAAAGCGCTCGCGCCCGTGGCTGGAGCCGTGATCGTGACAGGGGTGTTGAGTAGCCCAGTCGTTCCGCCGATGGCCAGCGGTCCTTCCACATTCCAAAGGTATGGATTGGCGCTGTTAGGCTGCGTCGAAAAGTCGCTGATAGCCTTTGCATTCCCGCCGTTCACGCGATTAGTAAAGGCCAGCGGGCTGTTGACCATGAAACTGACAAGGCCCCGCGTGGCTCCCGGCCCAGGGACATTCAAGATAGAAGTAATTCCAGCGGTGCGCGTCGAAGAAACAACCAGTCCGTCAATTCGCACATGGTTGCCACCAACGGAAATCATCCAATCGCCAAGCGCTCCCGCTGTAAAATCGTCCAGCATCGTTCCGCCAGAGATCGTCACGTTAATGGGACCGGAGATATAGTGCTGGGTCAGATTCGGAAGATTCTCGAAATGGACCCCGTAGAAGTTCGCACGCGCTAAACCGGATGCTCCCGTGTAGATAAAATTATTGACTGTATTCGATTCGATGCCCCCGCCATAGAACGTAACTTCACCACTGGCCATACTAAACCCCGTCGCATTGCTCTGAGCATAAAAGCCGTTCATCATCAGGCTTTCATAGCCGATGAAGTTGCAGCCCGTGGTGTTGTAAACCACTGACAAATTGTTCCACGTCATCCCGTAGGCGACGGTGGCGGCGTTGTTGTCCAAAATTCCGGTACCAAAGCCCTGTACGGTTACGCCATTGAACAGGCCGTTCTCCACACCGCCGTTTGTTTTTGAGATGCGAATCCCGTTCGCCGAACTGCCGCACCCTCCGATGGTGAAGCAGCCATTGTTTACCAGCGTGATGTAGTTGATGCCGGAACCGGATTTGATTCCGCCACCCGCTAAAGGAGTCCAGTCGATGGACATCGCGTCGGTTGCCGTCGTAGGCGTGTAATTCAGGCAAGCGCCGCCAGGGTTGGCATTGTTCGATGTTCCGGGCGCTAGACCATTTAGGATTAAGTATTTCCCAGCAGTCGCAAAGACAATCGGCGTGGAGTAGTTGTAGCAAGAACCGTTCGCCTGCGGCAGAAGATAGATCGTGCCGCCAGTGGCGGGAAGCGCGGCATAGGCTGCATTGAGTTGCGCTCCGATGTCCCCGGCACCCCAACGGGTAATTGCGCCGCCGACACAGAGGACGTTGTTAATCTGGTCACTGACGAGCGGAGAATTGTTCAGTGTGAACGGGGCATTGGTAAGTGTTAATGGCTGCCCGGTGATGGCCTGCGGGACAAGTGGAGCGCTGACGATGGCTGAAGGAACAAAAACGGGAGGGCTCGTCACGTTAGCTGCGATGGCGGTGTTTAGATTGAAAGACGCGCCGATGATGTTGTACAGCACCGGCCCCATTGAGTTGCCGAGCGCGTCGAAGAACGTAACGGAGTAATGCGTGTTCGATGGATTGATGTTGTCGTTGCCCCACAGGCTGATTGAAAAGGTTCCGTTCTGGGCGGTGACGATCGAATAGGTCAACTGTGGGATGATGGCTGTGCCAGTGACGCCAATGGGGTTACCTGTTCCAATGTTGGTGAGCTGGAACAGAATTTTTCCCTGTCCGATAAGCCCGCCTGTCAGTTGATTGAGGGTGCCTGTAACCGTGCAAGGTGTTGGCATTTACTGTGTAGTCCTCGGCCCTGGACGGCCTGGCAATGCGCCGCCGCCGCCGACTCCGCCGCCGACTCCGCCTTGATTTACTGGCGTTTGCGAAATGGGGACGATAGCTGCTGCGGTAGAAAGTGCGAAGCCGGAAGCGCCCGCTGAAAGCGTTCCGCGATTACCTGAATTGTCATAAGCCTGCACAAAATAGAATCTAGTCGTCGTATCGTTTAGCCCTGTGCGCAGATAGGAATTGCTAACAGCGCCGTGATTCGATGGAATGGTTACCAATGGCACGCCCGGAGGTGCGCTCGACGTGCCGCTTTCAAACAGCGCGTAGTGGTTGGCATTCTGAATTTCGTTGAAGATAATTTGCACCGCTCCGGGCTGAGAGATCGTCGTCACCGCTGGCGCAGGGAGGGGGAACAAACTGGACTGCGATTGCAAGGCCACGCTCAAGAGGTACTGCAAAAAATCTCGCGTAGCCCCCTGGATGTAGGCGTCATCTGGAACGCTAGTGAAGGGGCGGCTAGGTCCGGGCATTAGCCTCTGCCTACCTTGTAGATTTTGTCGCGCTTCACGGGGTTGCCGTTGGGCACTAAGGCGTGAGCGGTCATACCATCTCTTATGAAAGCGATGGTCAGCGGGTCCGTCACAAAGGCCACCGGCGAAGTGTTCTTCAGGAGCGTATTGAAACGCGAAGCGAAGCGCTTCATGAAGCTCGTCAGCGAATCGCCCTCTCTTATTGGGATGTCCGGATTTTTTCGCCACTTCTGCTCGACTCGCTCCATTGCAATTCCCAAATCTGATAAGCGGATACCGTGGAATCGGCCAATTCTAAAACGGCGGAATGCAAATTCATGTCGGAGCGGAACGTGTAGCTCGGAGGCGAGTAACTGAGCTGCTTCGGTATCAAGGTCAGAGCTATAAACATCAGTGACTCCCTTGTCCTTGAGTTGCGCGATAAGTTCGAGCCACTCGCGCTTTGCCTTGCGGTCGAGCTTGACCACGGTCCAGCTAGGCACACGCTGTTTGCGCTCCATGACGCTTTCAGGGGTTGGTACTATGAATATCATTTTCGCTTTAGGTTCTCTCTTGCGCTCGGTAAGAATTGAGGCGCAGACTCTCGGGCATGGTTTCGCTGGCTGCCAATGTCGCCGCCTTCCTGTTTCTGCTATTTATTGGCCTGTGCGCGTTGGGCCTCATGAGTTCGCTTTTTGGTTGGGGCCTCATATATTTGAGTGGACTTCTTGACCGTCCTTCAAAAACTCAGAGACAAGCGAATGACGGATACGAATGTCCAGAATGCGGTTATCGACATCCTAGGGAAGCGTTTTGCCCAACCGCCAATCCTCTCGCCTGGCGACTACTGTGAAATCGCGTCATTGATTTTCTGCAAGCATCTGGCGGAAGTCTGCTAGATGGCCTTCGATGCGGCTGCGTTCACTCTTGGGAAGTTTGGCGTCTTTCAGCGCCTTCTCATCGCTGGCGATGGTCTCCTCGATCACAGACTGCTTGATAGCTGCTTTGGCAGCGTCCGTACCTTCTACGGTTCTTGGTGCAGATTTACCGCGAACCCAATTTGGGGCGCTTCCCGGTCCACCGCCCTGCCCTCCTCGCGTGAATGGCGTAGGGTTTCCGGGCGGGATTGAGTTTCCTTTCGTGGACGCCTTCGCTGCGGCTTTCGAGGACGGGTAAATCTTTTCTGGCGATACATTCGGGACATTAGGAAGCCCTTCGCCATATAGGTGCTCGGTCATGCCAGCAGCGCGCGCGATGCGCGGCAAGCCAACACGTATGGCGGCCATCTTCGGACTGATTGCAGCAAGGATCGGCGTCATGCGCGAAGGCTCATTCAGCATGTCCATGCGCTCGCCGTAGCGGTAGCCGTTCACCGTTTCCTGTAATTTGTCAGTGTCTAAGCCGTAGGGAGCAATCTTGTCGAGCAACGGCTTGACTTGTGGGCCAAGGTCGTCGCTGATTAACGGCTTCATAATTGAGCCGTGGTTCCCGCCGAAATACGTGTCTTTGAGCGGCGAACGGTAGGCGGTGTCATAGAACGTCTTGACCTTACTCGCGCCTTCCGTCCATTCATTCAACATTCCGTGGCTTTCGGCTTTGTTGCGTAGCATCTCGCCCAGCTTGGCGTAGGCCCCTTTGACGCCAGCTTCTACCGCGCCTTCTGCGTTGGCGATCTGTTTCCCGATGTCGGAGTGAATTTGCTTCAATTCCTCGAAGGACATCTTCCCTTCCCCACCGCCGCCTTCCATGCGCTTTACTTCTTCCGGTGTAAATGCTCCCGATGCCTTGAGCCGCTGGTAAGCCTTGAGGTCGCTGGGATTGCTCAGGTCGAAGTGGCGCCCGCCAACGGTTGGCCCTGTGGAGCGCGGGCCAGTCGGTTCACCGGATTCAAGTACCTTGGTGATCGCCGCGGGGACTCTTTGTTCGGCCTTGACGACTCCCATCGCGTCTTTCACCGCGGCGTGTACGTCCGCGCGATTGAATGCTCCGCTAGGCTCGGCGGCATCGATTGTCTGACTCACCGTGCTCATCAGCCCCTTGCCGTCCTCATGCACGGCGTCGAGCGTGGATTTGACGGCTGATTGCACCGCGCTTGCTCTTTGGACTTGGCGCTGAATGAAGTTGGCCTTTGCCGGGCCTTGGTTCATCACGTTCTGGATGGACTCTTTGCCTAGCGGGTCGCCTATGGTGAGCTTCCCGCGTGAAGTTATAGATGGGCCCGCTTCTGCGGGGTTTTCCTTGAGGAGTCCCAGACTGGCGAGATTGCCGAGAAGCGCCCCTCCGCCATGCGCCACCTTTTCAGTGTCTTTGTTCCACGCCCCGCTGCCCATCTCTTCCACGCCACTGGCTGCGCCATGCGCCCCGCCCATGAGTCCTTTAGCCAACATCGAGATAACGCCCCAGAGCGGCCCGCCTTGGCCCCACGGTGTCGTGGCAGCCGTGTTTACCTGCTCATTGAGACCTTGGCCTATCGTGGAGAGGTTTGTGCGGCCAGACGTGCTCTGGGCGCCCTCTGGAATGATTGCGCTGGTTACGCCCATTGCGCCTGAGCGTGCCACGCTGCCCAGCGTCGGACCTTCCTCCGCTGGCGCGGCAACGCCTTTGGCGTTGATGATTGGCCCGCCCGGACGTGTCTGCATTGCGCCCGGTTGCCGTTCCGAGGCGTAGCGCTTCATCACGCCATCGACTACGGCCATATCCGTACCAGCCGGAAAGACGTGCTGCGTTCCGTCTGCCGCGTTCGCTGTGATTTGCTGTCCGTCAGGCATTTATTGCGGCCCTGCGACTCGATTTCCTTGCGCGTCGTAGTGGAAGGCGCTTCCACTCGTTGCTGCGGGCGGATTCTTCTGCCTGCTTTTTGCCGCTGCTTTTGGATTGCTCGGCAACGGTGCAGCGGGAAGAGGTGCGGTTGGCGTTCCCGTGGTTGGCGGCTGGCCTCCGGGCGATACTCCCGGCATCCCCGCGCCGCGTGCTTCGCCAACCATCGAAGTTACGTCCTTCAGCCCAAACAGTTGGTCGAGAATCGGATGCTCGTAGGCGAGCCCTTGAATAGCGGTCACCGCCTTAACGCCTTCCTCGGTTCCCTTCTGGCTGAGCGCCGTTCGTGCAAGATCGAGGAATCCCTGCTTGATGCCCATGCCCTGCTCGGCCAATTCCAGCTTCGCTTGTTCGATACCAACCTGTTGCGCGCGGAGCTTGAATGTTTTCTCAAACTGAGCAGCTTGATTGCTGATGCGCGTTTTGGCCTGGTCGAGCCGTCCCTGCGCCATGTCCTTCTGCCAATTGCTCTTTTCCTGTGCGAGGTCGGCCATTTGCTGCTTGATGGCGTTCGCTGTTTCGCGGGCCTCACCCTTACTCTTTACATCGGTGGCGTAATCTTGCTCTCTGGATGCCGCTGTCGCCGCAAGGTTCTTGCGATTCTCCAATTCTCCCTGCTGGTACTCTCCGGTCTGCGCGAGCCGCGCCATCGTCTCCGCTTTTTGCTGCTCCATGTTTTGCGCTTCCATGCGTTGCTGTGGCGGCATGGAGGTCCAGCCGTAGGACTGCGCTCCGCCAGCAATGGCCTTGATGATTGCGGCCACGACGGGATGCACGCCTGCATCAATCCCGCCTGACGGTTGCGGGACCGCTGAAGCAGCAGGATTCTGTAGCGTCTGCTGCGCCATGTTCATCAGTGGAGCGGTTGCGTTGGGAGAGTTCATAGTTTTTCTCGTGTATTAATAAGAGCCAGAAGGATTTCCTTGAACGCTTCAGCGCGAATCCGTGCCTCTGCTGTGCGGCGCACTTGGAGTTTCCAATGCTTGCGATATATTTTTGCGGTCAGCTTATACTTGGCCAGGTCTTTCATGCTAGACTCCAGTCGTTCTTCATGCGGGCCTCCCTTCCTGGGGCATCACCTATGCGCGGCCTGCCCATTTGAAGGGAGGTCCGAAAACCTCCGCTCAAAGGGGCAGCCGGGCCGCCAATGGAACCAATGTCCGAAGAAGAATTGAAAGCGGTCATGCTCGACCTGATGAAGCGGGCAGGGGCAGACCCTGCACTGATATACGCCTTCGAAAAAACTGGGCGTCTCGTCTCAGAAGAAAACGCTAAACAGCTATCGGATGAGGACATTGCTGAATGGAATGCTGCGATCGAAGAATATCGGGCAAAGCACTGACAGTCGCTAGATGCTTCGCTTTCTCGTTTCGCGCCCAGTTAAAAACTGCCTGGTAATCGTCTTCGTTCCAGACCTTGCTATGCGACACATCGGCCAAGCAGTTCATGCATTTCCCGGTCCATCCGCCACGGACAGTAAACACTGCATCGCAACTGTTACACCATCCCATTATCCCGGCAGGAGGAAGAGGCGGCACCCAGCTATGCATAATTGGCCTTGGTGGATTCGCTCTAACAAACTGTGGAGGAATATATTTCACCCCCACCAAATTGCATTCCTTCGGAGTCTGGTTGCCCCACACTTTGCGCTGTAATGAGTCTTTCCAGTTAGCGCGGGGCTTGCCCTCGTCTAGCAGCGCATCAATAGCGGCCATCTGGTCCCAAGTACATCCGCGTGCTTCGCCAAGAGTGATGATTTCCATGCGCTAACCGTGAACGCGTGCTAAGTCGAATGCAAGTATTTTCTTCATACGCTCCATCCTTGCGTGGTTCCGGGATTAAAAGCAGTAGCTCCTGGTTGCCCTGGAGGGCCCGAGGGCACAGTCGGCCCTGGCTTGTTCGGAGTTGTGGAAGATGGCTTGATGAGTCCCTTCAGAATGTCCGCCAGCCCAGATAGTCCGTTGCCGAGGCTGGGTGCGTTGAGTGAGTTCAAATCCGCCGAGACGTTCGGTTGATTCTGTGACGCTCCCGCCATTGCGCCAGCATCCTTAAGTCCTTGTGCGGCCTGAAACTTTATTGCTTCATTGTTTAAAAGATTTGAGAGGTAATTGCTGGAAGATGTCTTAGTCGTCTCCGCGCCAAGTTCGCTGATCGCCGCGCCGGTCGTGCCTGACGGTCCAAAGCCCAAGCCGCTTGCTCCTACCGTGCTGCGTATCGCTCCCGCTGCGTTGTTTGCGCCGGTGGCGGTAGTCGCTGCCGAGGCTTGCTGAATCATTTTCAGGAACGGGCTGCCTTCTTTCAGGTAGGGAGTGAAAAAGTCGGTGAGCTGTTTGAATGCTTGCTGCTTATCCGCCATCTCCTGCTGGGCGATTTGCTCTTGTTGCGTGAGGGCTTTTTGCTGACGACCACCAGCCTGCGCGCCTTCTACGACGCCAGCAACCCCGGTAGCTCCGGCGATTAGCGCGGGAATGAGAGGAATGAGAAATGGCATTACGCTACTCCCTTCCACACTGAATAAGGCGTCTTAGAGAGGTTGATGTGCGCGCAGATGCGCTCAATCGTCTCGTCAGGAGCGAAGGCATAAAATTGCTGGCCTTTTGGCATCGTCCTTTTCAGCACATCAAGCAATGGCCTGAATTGCACCCTTCCGCGAAAGTCCTCTCGTATCCAAATAGGTTCAACGTGCATGACTGGTTGGCGGCAGTGGAATCCCACAATCTCGTTGCCATGCCGAGCCACAGCGATTGCGGATAATTCGGGCGATGGAAGAATGGTGCCGTTCTGAATGAACACGTTTTCAACTTTCGACCACTCCTCGGAAGCTAAGAGTTCGTATCTCATTCGAGTATCGGACTCCTTGGATTGCGTCCCCCGCCACGGCCAACGGGCTCACGAATAGGCCGTGCGGGAGTCGCTGTTGACGCTGGCGCTCCAAAGCTGAACCCTCCACCGTTCAATGCTTGTTGCAGCCAAGTCAGCGGAGCGCCAAATCCCGCAGCGTTTCCTGTCTGTCCCGATGGTGGACTTACTTCGTTCAAGTTCCCCAGCGGATTGAAAGAAGTGACATTCCCCGCGCCGGCTGGCTTCGCGAACAAAGAGCCGATGAACGTGGAGAGGTTTTGCAGATAGGATGGATCATAGCCCGCGCTTGGACCCGATGCGCGTGTGGCTTGCGGTCCTACAACGTTCGGAGGGAGTGCTGGCGGTGCGACATCTCCTTGCGCTGGGCGCAAGGGATTGGTTGGCGGAGTTGCGCCTGCACCACCTCCCGCTCTTGGCGCTACGCCACTACTGACAGCGGGGCTAAATCCCGGTATTCCAGAGTTGCCGACCATCCCCGAATTGCCGAGATACATTGCGTTTGCCATCAGCGGCCCACCACTTGGTGCGGACATACACCAAACTTACCGATTGCAAAATTGCAGTTCATGCATAGGAGTCGGTAATCGTCAGTCGGAAATCCCGATTTAATTAGGAAGCGATAGAAGGCAAGCGGGTCTTCTGTTTGTGCCTTGATTCCGCCAACTGGAATCCTCGGTTTAGTTCTCATCGCCCGGTCACGTTCGTGTACTGAATCTCAAAACCACGCAACTCATACAATCCCGGCGCGGATGGAAAGTTGGTATTGATTTGGAATCGACGGCCTTTCGAGGAGCGTGTCGCACCGAACTTGTACAGTGCAGGGGAATATTCCAATCCAAAGATGTTCGTCTTGCTGTCCACGCCCGGCCTGAGCGTCACCGTGTTCCCACTGTCGTCCGCAAGTCCCACAACGTACTTGTCGTCGTCGTAGCTGAATACCTGCCATGTCCAGTTTTGGCTAGGAATGTTTTGCGGAAACTGATTGGTCAGCACGCGCATCCAGTCAAATGTTTTCACCATCTGCGGATTCTGATTGCCGAAAGCATGGAGGCGGCAACTTCCAGTGACGTTTTGCTCCGCAGAAATGGTGTAAAAAGTGGGCTGCCAATCCGCATCGGTAATCAGGTCCACATCTCCTGCGAGCAGGTGATTGACGGAATTCCCATCATAGGCGGTACAGATTCCTTCGCAGTTGATGTCGAACTCGTACCACGTCGGTTGATTCGTCGCCATGTCGAAAGTGAAGAACGATGGCTGGCCGTTCGAGGCAAGCAAGTCGAGGTCCAGCAAAAGCAGCTTGTTGTTGAAGGTGGAATTATCGAGGGCTACGGCAAGGGCCAGCCAAGAACGGTCGCCGCGCTTGTAGTACGTCATTTTGGCGAATTGAAGCCGTGCGCCATTGATGCGGTTCAGCGTGGATTGTTTGGGCTTCCCGATATTCTTTGGCGCGTAGTGGTCGGTGAACAACCACACTTCACGGTCAGAGGAAAGCCAGATAGCACCCAGCGGTGTAACCGCCGTCGCGTATGGTGAACCACACCCAATCTTGTAGGGGAGTCTCTGAATGGTCGCGCCTAGCTGGAAAGGACTGGCTACCGTGTTGTCGGAAAGCAGGCCAGTCATCTTGAACATGTCCTGATGGTTCGACCAAATAATTAGTCCTGTAGGCAGGTTTACCGAGCCGTTTAATTGCCCGTCGCCAATCGGTAACGTGACCGTATTCAACGGCGCGGAGTTTTCGGGAGGCTGCCCAACCACAGTCGCTTCGATGTTGGTGTAGAAAAATGTCGATGGCGCGGCAGGAACTCCGTAGATGATTATGCGCCCCTGATACTGCTCAAGGGATTGGCCAATCGGCGGAGGGACATTGTAAATCTGCGTGATCTCGCTGGAGAACGGAACGTTAGGAGGAGCGGAGTTGGCGGTATCAATAAACCGGAATCCTGCCGCAGTAATTGTGAGTCCGCTTCCAAGAAAGAGCGAATTCCTGCCAATTTTGAAATACACCGCTCCGCCATCCCCAGTAGCGTAGAGACGGACGTGCGTGGCTTGCGGGTCGATAACCTGAAAACGGGAATTTGTTGCTGCTAGCGTCGCGTTGAACGGAGCCGCCAAAGTCATCGCTGTGGTGCTCGCTACGGAAGCGATGACCGCGCTACCTACTGCGCCCGTAACCGTTTCGAGCCACAGAATTTTGCCTACCCATGCGGATGTGAAGCTGGTTCCGACTCCGGCAACCGATGTGCTGTTGGCCGTAACGCTGACCGTGCCTGTCTCTACAAGGTCGATGGTTCCGGTTTGACTCGTGTATTTTACGAACTGAGACGCCGGCGACGGGGCGCTGACCTCTCCGGTATTCGCGTTTTCCCATGCGTACTGATAAGAACGGCCTACCGTTTGCGTAATCCCCAGTGTCACCGTGCCAGCGCCGCTAGTTGTTGGCGGTCCCACATTGGGGTAGGTAAACGCCGAAGCGCCTGTAACGGTGATTAGCGCAGCCACGCCCGTTGCCGTGTTGAAGCTCGTATCCGCGACGCCGGAGATGCCGACGTACTGACCCGTGACTAATCCGTGCGGTGCGGTCGTTGTGATCGTGGCAACGTTGTTAGCGCGCACAGCCCCGGTCGGCGCAGTAGAGATAGTTGACGTGGTGCCAGCGGTCAGCGTAATCGTTGCGGATACATCCGGTGCATCAATGCCCCAGAACTCGATAAATGGCTGATTCCCTCCCGTGTGCGAAATCCCTACAAGTACCTTGCTTCGGAATTGCCCGTTGGCCTCGAACACGATGTTGTTGAGTAATTGACGGCTGTACGGCCCATTCAGAAGAGACTTCGGTAGAGGAAAGGATGTTGTCCCGCCAACATTCAAAATCGTATAGATGTCGAGGAGTGGGCCAGCTTGCACCGTTCCAAAGAATCCACTGTTGTAGGCAGCGAGCGGATATTGGATTATCCATCGCGGGCCAGTCGTTGCTGTATCGTTGTTCTCAAACATCAGCCAGGTCACGACGTTGGGAATGTCCGTAAAAGAGAACATGGAAACAATGCGCTTGCTGTTCGCCGCGAATCCCGTAGCGGAACTGTTGAACACCGGAGCCCAGCGCGCCCTGCGTATCGTTCCGAATTGCCCAGCATAGACATTGGAGCTTTTGGCCCAGAACTGCGGAGAGAGTAGATCCGGCGAGGTGTAGTCATTCCCTCCGCCGATGAGCGAATCGAGAATTTCCGATTGCGGCCCAGTTTCCGGCTGCGCGCTTTCAAACTCCGCTGTCGGTCGACGGCGTGCTGGCATCTGTTATCTCTGCGAAGGTAAAACGGTGTAACGTGCAATCGACTGCGGGAACCTGCGTCTCCGGGCAGGCTCTTGTCTCTGCCGCGTCATGATGCTGTCCCGCATCGAATCCAGTTCCTTTTCGGCCAAAGCAGCCCATGTGCCGAAGCGTGAATCATTGCCCGGCGTGGACATGACGTTGCGCGTGGCCACTGTCGAAATAACGTTGTGATGCCCATCGGGAATGTCGGGCACTGAGGCCAGCGTGTAAGGCGTTGCGCTTCCAATCGCCGGATTAACCGCGTTGAGCGTGGTCAGCGCTATGTCGCTGGTGATTGCTTTTACTCTGTAGGTTTGCTGGCCTGTGGGGTCGAGAATGATTTCCACGCCCACATCGGTGTCCAAGTCGTTCCCCGGCAAGCCCAACTGGTAATCCGCTGCCAGCACCTTCGTGAAATTAGTGCTCGCTCCAGTCACCGCAGTGCCAGAAGTCGTGACCGTTCCGCTCGAAAGTAGAACCAGCGGGAGCCAAATGAAGGTGTAAACCACTTCGATCTGCGCGCCTACTGGAAGAGGCCGCCCCCACAAAATGCTGCCTTTCGAGAATATCTGATACACATACGGACTCGCTGTAGCGGGAGGCTGTGGCGTTAACTGTTGCTGCGAAAGGTAGTCCGGCTCGTTCCAGTTCCTCGGGTGCGCCGGCGTCCAGTTCGCATCTCCAGGCTGAAGCACGCGAATACGGTCAATTTGAAACAGTCGAAACGATACCGGACTGTTCAGGTTCCCGTTTTGATTGGCGATAAGGTCGAATTCCGCGGCTTGTGTCGTGACTGTGACAATCTTGATGTCCGTGAAATAACTGTCGTCCAGTTGGAGAATGTAATCCCAGGTCTCCTTGTACGCTGCGTTTATCTCATCGAGATATTCGCTAACGTCGTAGGCAGGATTACGTCTGGAGACGCGCTGTACGAGCGAAAGTGCGTTCACTTTTTAGATTTTGCGGGGAGCAGCCTTCTGTGAAGCTAGATATTCCTCAAACTTCTGAGCGACTAGTTGCTGAATCATCTCTGGGTCGGGCTCGATGATCTTGACTTCGCGTGTCGGCGCTTCAAGTGGCCGTGACTGCACAACTTCGGGCGGCGTCATCTTCAGGATGTCGTAGCATTCATGCTCGTAGCCCGCGGGAGTCAAGCGCCCCGGCTTGCCCTGAATGGCCAAGCGGAACTGAATCTCGTAGGCTTTTACAACCTGCTTGCGAAACTCCAGATTGCGTTTCTTGCCTTCCGCTTCCAGCGCCTTGATGGTTTCCGGCGTTTCCTTGTCGGTGTTGCAGTACATCAGGCCGGTTGGGAAAAACTTGCCATTGATCGGGAAGGACTGCCCTTTGTCGCGGCAAATGCGCGAGGCAACATCCTTCGCGGAAGTCACCACTTCCTTGTAGTCGGCTTCCTTGTCCACCCAGCTCTGGCAGTAGTCGTCACGGTAAAAACCATCAGGGTCGAGCAATGTCCACTCGCCGGCTTTCAGAATGACTTGAATGCGGTAAGCGATGGCGTAGTCGATTAACGACCCATCTTCGCCTCGCTTTGGAAAATCTTCAGGAGAGTAAATTGCCCACGGCATTAGATGTTTCCTTTCTGCTGTAACCGCTCAAAAGCCTGTGCGTAGGCCCGGCTGTATCCCGCGCGTGACTCCGACAAGTGCAACCCGGCATGAACTACCTTGTCCGCTCCGTCCATATATTCGCTGTCGAGTGACTTTTCCCAGTTCTTGCGGTAATCGTCGCGCTGCTTCTCGTAAAACCTGACAACCTCGCGCGCCGTGGAATTCTCTCGATTCCCTACAGCGAGAATCTGTAAGTCTTGCTCGGTGACGTGCGTCCCTTCGCAGGTGCGCGCCACGTACTCTTGGCCCGCGTCGTCCTTGCCGACGACTTCGCAGCGGCCATCTTTGGGCCGTCGCCGCGCCTTCAGCTTCCATCCCGCGGGGAGCGAAGCCATAGCTACGCGACTTGGTACACGCCGGGCAAAGGGCTCTCGGCTGCCGCGAAATCGAAGTTCGTCACCGTAGTCGCGGCAGCAGCAAGCGCCGTTTGCAGCGCGGCGTTCTGTGCCGCCGTCAATTCCATGTCCACAAGAATCGACTGGTAGGGCAGCGTGCCCGTGTAGATTTTCAGCCGTGCGGCGCCGGAAGCTCCAGCGATGGCGGTTACTTCAAGACGAGTCGAGACTAACGTAGCCATGTTCTCTCCTTAACCGAGATGCGCGTAAATGTTGAAACCTGTTGCGGTGCCGAGCGTGACGCCGGAAGCGGTGATTGCCAGCTTCCCACACCCGCCAAGCCCTGAAACGTTGAAAGAAACCAGCGTGGAAACGCCGCCAGTCCATGCAGCCTGCGCAGCGCCTATGGGCTGAAACGTCGTACCTCCATCAAAAGAGGCAAGCAACTGCAATGAGATAGCTCCCGTCGCGCCCGGCGCCGCATTCGGAACTGCTTCCACCCAGAGCGTGCCGCGCGGGATGGATGACTGTGGCGGCAAGCCAAACGCTGGCCCTTGCACCGTCCCAGCGAAGAATCCCGCCGCTGTGAAATACAGCGGCAGGTCCTCGCCAATCAGCAGCGTGTACGAGCCGACATTGGGACTATTCGCTGATGGAATGTTGGCGATCGGCATTTAGGTTAGTGTCCGAAAGCGCAGAGGGCCGTGGTCACTGCGGCGGCGCTGCTGGCGTTGGCCTGCTCGACTCCAGTCGAAGAAACCGCGTAAATCAGGTTTCCCGTGGAGCTGCTGATGATGGAGTAGGTGGCTACCTGTCCGTCTGCCCAGATCCCCACCGGCCCGAAGGTCGGAGAAGACTGAAGCTGCGAATCGGAAGTAGCCGCGAAGGTGTTGAGCGTGAATAGGGCGGGAGTCATGGCGTACCCACCAGTCGCGTAGTTCCCCGAATCGTTGACAGATACGATCACGAAAAACTCGCTCGCTCCCCATGCCCACTTATATTTTGGTGTTGCGGCAAGTGCCATCGGTTATTTTCCGTTCTCCGGGTCATACTCCGAGTCTTTCGACTTGGTAGGCCCGTTGATTTTGTTGCTGAAAAACTCGTCGGCGCTTTCCATTGCCTGACTGACCACGGGGCCAACTTCCTTTTCAGGGGCGTGCCCGTAAATGCTCGCTCCGCTGCCGTTATTCTTCGCCATGATTCCTCCTTAAGGCTTTGCCTGGCCCAAGTTGCCAGTGATGTCGCGGGAACTGGAGGCGTCCGCGCCAGTCGCGCTTTCCGCCTCCGTGGTCTTGCCTACACCCTTCATGCACTTCATGGCCATGTCTGTGACCTTTTGCACGTCGGGCTGCGGGTCATCGCCGTAGATAGTTTTCTTGTCAGCCATGATTAGTAGCCAGCAGGAACACCGAGCGCCGGGATTGCGGTGTTGGCGTTCGGGAAATAACACCCAAGGTTAAGCCGGGCTTCGAGATACGCCACAAACGCATCGTTGTAGCCGCCCGTGGTCGTCGGCACGCGGTTCAAAATCGAGCCGGTCCGGTCGTCGAAACTCAACTTCCGCGCCGTGACTTTCAGCATGGAATCCTTGTTCAGGAAGTACAGCGTGTCGCGCGGCGCGTCGGTGTCGATGACCCACGGAATGCCTTCAAACTCAAAGGCTGTATACCCAAGGTCCATCTTCATCGCGTTGCCGTTGAACTGCTTGAGCGTCCAGCCCATGTCCACGTAGGCATGGAGCTGGGCACCGTGGCTCCAGATGCGCAGCTTGTTCAAATCCACAGCGCCGCGGGCCTGTTGAATGACCCAGATGCCGCGCCGCATGAAGTCGCGGGTCAGCGCCGGAGTCCCTGAGAGGGAAATCACGTTGGCGTTGTAGTTCGGGTTGGCGGCCCGGTTGATGTTCTGGAAGTTGGCCGCGAACGTCCCATTGTCCACGATGACTTTGAGCCCAGCCATCGCTTTGTTGAACGACCCAGAAGCCACAAGGCCATCGCCGGAAACTAGCACGCCAGCCGCCGAAGCCGGCCCGACAACGATCGTGACGTTGCCGCCAGCGGATGTCAGGTTCGTGGTGCCTGCCACGCCAAGAATGTTGGACACGGAAACGATGGTCGCGGTGCCCTTGACCGTCGAAGTGACGCCGGTCAGGAAGTCCACGGTCAAGCCGGGACGCAGGTAGCGCGCGCCGTCGCCAAGCCCGGTAACGTCTACCGTGGTGTTGACAGTGGTCGAGAGCGTTACGCCAGCGCCAGCCTTGGCAATGACGCCTGTACCGTCGAGGAACGAATACCAGTTGAGTTCCTTGACCGCCTGCACTACGGCATTGCGCACGTTGAAGCCGAGCGTCTTGACGTAGTTGGTGGCATCCCCACCGCCGCCCGCGTCGAGCGCCGCGCCGGTAAACTGCACGGGCTTGACGTAGGAGTAGAAGCCAACGATGGCGCGGTTGGTCTTTTCGGAGTCGCCAGAAGGCAACGCCCCGCCGTCTCCGTACCAGGCGTGCTGGCCGTTCGGAGCCATGTGGACGGGAATTTCCAGCCCACGGTTGGAAATCATGGTGCCGGAACCTTCAAACACATCGTTCCAGAGCACCGCTGCGGTACTGAATTGCTTCTCTACTCGTGGATTGAATACCTGCTTGAAAATCGGGTCTGCTGCTGAAAGGTCTAATTGTCCCACTTCGGGCCTGCTTTGGCAGGCCGCTGCGAGGTGTTACTTTTTGCCAGCGTACAGGGCTGCGGCTTCGCGGCCCATCTGCTTATCGTCCCAGATGTCTTTCGACTCGGTATCGCGTGAGCCGTTGACGTTCTCTGCGGCTGGCACAATTTCTCTGGCGGCATTGTCACGGACGTTGGAGCGCCGTGAATGCTCGTCGGTTGCAGCGGCTTTGGTTTCAGCAGTTACGCGCTTGGTGGCTTCCGCGTAGTATTTCGGCACGTCGATGTAGACCCCTTTGTTGACTCGCCCCTGCGCTTGTCCATCCTGCCAAAGCATCTTCTCTGCCTTGAGCCGAATGTATTCGCGGTCGCGTGCGGTTGTGCCTTCAGGGAGTTTCGCATCGAGTTCGTCAAACGCCTTGTTCCAACCTTGGTTGATTCGGGCGTTTTCCTTCTCGGTGCGTTCCTGCTGGCGCTCATCGCGCAACGACTTTACTTCGTTGATGAGGCTATCGAGTCGTGGGTCCGGTGCCGATGGATTGGTTCTGCTCACACCATTCTTTCCGCTATCTTCGGGATGCTCGCGCTGGTAGCGTGCGAACCAACGGTCGGAAATCACTTCCTCAAGCTGACTGGCGAGTGCCGGGTCGTTCTTGGCGATCTCGTCCAGCAACACGTTCGGGTTGTTCTTGAGGATGAGCGGCAAATTGTCCAAGGCGGTTTTGGCTTCCTTGAACTGCTTGGCCGACTCTACGGTGATTCCCATATCAGACAGTTGGCGGTACGCCGCAACGTCAGCTTCCGTGAACTGGGGTTTCGTTTCCTCTGTGACCGTTGTTGAGCCGGTTGCAGTAGGAGTGACCGTCGCGGTCTCGGCAGTTGTAGCGGTTGTCTGCTGAGTTGCGACCGTCTCCAGTTCTTCAAAAGAAATCCTCGTATCTGGTTCGGGCATCGTTATCCTTCTACAGTTCCCTTGCTAGGGTTGTCAAGAGAAATCGTATACTCACTTATTTTGTTCTGCCGCGCCCAGCAGGAGAGTGAGGAGGAGGAGGGGTTTCATGGCTAGTTCCCCATCGCCATTGCTTTGAACTTGTACACATTTCCCGCGGTGCAGGTGCCTTGCATCGTGATCGTCAAGGTCGTGGCAGCTTCTACCCAAGTGGGAAAGAACGTTGCTGGAGTGGGAGCAACAATGTCGTTGCGCGAAACCATGTACTGTGGCGTTTGCGTCCAAGTACCGTCTTTGAACGTAACGGTGATGACTGGGTTTGGCGCTGGTGTCGTTCCGCATGTCACAGACCATGAGAATGCTTGGTCGAATCCCGCAGCCGCAGAGACGGCAGGACCAGTACCCCATCCGCTGGTTGGAACGATAGCCGCATCAGCGCCAGAATAGGCTGTGCCATTGACTCTCAGCCGTTTAAGAAAAAGATTGTTGGGCGCTTGCGAGCCGGGGTTCTGAAATATTCCTACTGTGTTAGCGTCCAGCTCCGCTATCCATGGTCCCTTTGCGCCAGTTTCGTTACTGAATATAGATGTCTGAAAAGGCGGCATGTAGTTAGTGGCTTGCCCATAGGAAGTCTTTGTAGAAGCGAGGTTACCGAAAGCATTACCGGCGAGGTCTTGAAACTGCCAACTCCGCGTTGGCTTCGCATACAAATCGAATCCGTCAATGGCCAGAATCTTTCCGCCGGGAGGGTTTAGCCCTGCGATGTCAGTGCTTAGGGTGAGCGATGTCAGTGTGCTCGTGGGGGCATTTACCCCGCCCATCCTAGGACTGGCCCCGTTGATGAAATCATTGAAGCCGAGTTGCTGCCACAGAAGATTCGCCTCTGCCGCCTGCCCGAGCGTGGTTTGGTGTGGGCTGCTGATGTCCGTAATCCAACCGAGAGCCTTCTCTGTTGCGTAATTGAGGTTGGGATAGTAGCCATCAAAATAGATGGCATTGTTAGCCAACGCCACGCTGCGCGTTCCGGTATTCCATACGACCTGGCAAGCATCGTTAGGTGAGATTACGGGTGATGTGCCGAAGAACAGAAAATCAACCAGAGAGTTAGCGGTTGTCCAATTTGAGGCAAATATAGTGAGGTTCGACGGCCATGACGAACTATCGCTGGCGAAGAGACAATTTGCGTTATTGGCCCCATTCGTTTTCATCTCGAACAAAATCAGGTCAGGGGCCAGTGCCGCAAACCACGGCGCAGTTACCGCCGAAGGCGTGGAGTTGGCGTTGTTTAAGGCCAGCCCACCGCGAGAAACGTTAATTATCACAACGCCGTTGATGAGGGAGTTTTCAAAAGTTGGACCAAAAACGTTCACCGTCGCGCCCGTCGCGCAGGCTTGAATTTTATACGGGCCTGTATCGGGAGCGGTGTAGGTTACGACCGAGCCGATGGTCGAAGCATTGGCAGCACTCGTTGTGCTCTGCGTCACGAATCCCGCGCCATTTTTGTTGGTCTGGAATTGGAGACTACCCGCCCCCGGCTCACTCACGTAAAGAAGTGAGAGTTGATTCGCAACTGCATATCCGCCGCCCAAGCCAAAGAGAGCGCAACCGCCAGCAGGTATGGAGTAATAGACCCCGGTCGGGCTTCGCGTGTAGTCGTAGGCGTGAACGCTGCCGTCGATGACAAAGGCCCCACCGCTAAGGGCGTCATTTGTGACGCACGATCCACCCTGTCCCGTGGCGATTGTTCCTTGGCAGGAAATGTCCACGCCAGCATTGCCAAAGCTATCTCGCAGCCCCGCCGCAACCGCATTATTATGAAACCCCGCAACCGAGTCGCCCCACACCAGCACTCGCAACTGAGCAGGAGAAGCCGTCTGCATTTTGGCAATTTTGGTGAGCGTCGAGCGAAACGAAGATAGACCCCCTTGAATGGTAGGTGCGGGGCTGCTCACTGAAGAAGAGCCGCCTGCCACGACGTAACGATTCTGCGGCCCATAGCCCTGCCCAAGCAGTTGCACCGTCCACGAGGATGTGCCCGCAGCGAAGTACACGCTTAGATTCCCGCCAGAACCTACTGAGATCGGCTGCGCGACTACCTGCGTAGCGGCAGAATTACTGTAAACCGTCAAGGGGGACGGGCAGGGATAGCCGCCATCCGGCACTGGGCAGAACTGGACCTGCGCGTTCGGCGCTGGAGGATTAAGCTGGTAAGGAACGCCTTGACCGCGGGCGGCAGGAGCCAGCAGGAGGAGCAAGGCCGGTAAAAACCTTTTACCGCGTCCGGCCATTGCGCCTTTTCTGTTGCGAAGATTCAGACATGCCGCGGCGGCCTGTGCGGTTCTGGTTTCCACCGGGCGGCTGAGGCCGGTTGGGTTTCGCGGCAGCACCAGCCTGCGCTCTGTTCTGTCGGAACTGCGCATTATCATTGGGGTTTTGCTGCTCCCCGCCTTGCTCTGGCTGGCCTCCCGCTTCCGTATGCGCGCCTTGAATCGCGCCGGCAATGGCCATCTTGGTTGCTTTGTTTTGGATGTGATCGAGGAAATGCTGTTGAGTCGCTACCTTCACTTCAGGTGGCTGTGTATCAAACTCATCGGAGTTGGCCCAATGTGAGAGCGAATCCATGTGCGCGTCATCGTTCTGCCAGATAGCAGGCTTCGGGAATTGCCCTGTTTGTTTCGCGCCGTCAATCTCTTTTTGCTGCACTTTCTCGTCGCCGCTGTAGGAATCGAGGTCCGTGGGCATCTGGTAGAGTTCGAGAACCTTACGACGGACGGGCGGAGGCAACTGCGGATTAAAAGCCCCGGCAGAGATGGCCTGCACGAGCGATTGCTGCTTGTTGAAGTCCTCGGGGATGATTCGCGCAACGATGCGCACGCGGTCCATCTTGAGCAGTTCCCCGCGAAGCTGCTTGAACTCCCACTGCCCGTTTACGCCCATTGCCGCTTGCACGCGGTCATCGAGCCAGTTCTTTGCCGCCAGTTTCAACATCTGCACGGCCCACAATTCGTTCTGCTCTTTGTACATGAGCTGCAAAGGCCCGAGCATGGCCTGTGAACGTGAAACGGCGTTTTCTTGCCCGCCGAACGTGTTGATTCCCGGCTCATGCTGACCGATCGCGGCGGGAGAAACGCCGGAGTGAAACTGCATATCCTGTAAGCGGGTGTTCTTCCATGCCCAGACATCGGGAGAAATCTGCCCACCAGGAAACCATTTCACGACTTGTTCAAGATTGCGCTGGCCGAGATTCTTTACTTCCATCACGTAACCGGCGTCGTTCCAGATGTTATTTTTGTCCACCTTCTGCGCGTCGGCCATCATTACCGGCATGGTGTTCCAGTCCACATGGCGCATCAACATGCGGTCGCATTCATCGTTCTGCATCTGGATGGGAATTAGATCGTCGTCGCCGTCGCCCCAAACTCTGCCTTCGACGTGGATGTGCTTGAAGTGCGTCCAATGGTCGTCCATCGACTCGTTGCGCGTTTCGAGCAGGCAATCATCGGTGACAGCGCCGTAGAGTCCGTCCTTGAACTGTTCCGCTAATTCGGAATCGAAATAGTACATGTTGGGCCGGACCCAGCCCTGAATCAGTAAAGATTTTGATTGCGCGGTGGCTCGTTCGTACCAGCCGGGATACTGCGTTGGGTCGTTCGGTAAATCGGCGGCGGCTTGCTGATAGATAAGTCCGATGTCCTCGGAAGCGGTCATGCCCTCGACGGGCGAAGAGTTCGCGCCGAAATCAGCCTTCGGAAAAGTGGCGTGTAGAGCTACTGTATCCGCCATGCGCACGCGCAAAAAGAACGGAGCGACTGAAAGTGACTTGGACGACGAGCGCATGTATGCCTCAAACGGCCATACCACTTCGCACATCTCCTGCCCTTTGGGATAAGAAGTTTTCCCCTTGAGCACTGGAACTTGGCCCATTTGCGGAGGGATATTCATGGGTGGCATCTGCGCGTCGGGGCCGCACTGCGGACAAACATCGGCATTACCTTGGCCTTGCATTCCGCACTGCGGACAGTAGAACTGTCCTTCCGCGACGGCCATCTCGACATCTTCGTAGACGGGCGCATCTTGGAAGCCATAGCGCGGGTCAACGGAGTAGTAGGAGTAGCGGAAAGAGTTGCCATACAGCCTGAGATTTTGCGCTTCGATGGCTCGGATGGCATCGTAGCCGATGTTTTCCTTAATCATCTCCAGCGCGGAGCGCGCGGCGGAAGCTACGCCTTGAGACTCAGGATCGGGGCTTGTTGGCTGGGCGACAAACTCAGGAGCCGTCTGAACGTACATGGCCGTGCCGTACCGGATATAGCTGCGATAATAGTTAGAGGCGAATCCGTATTCAGCAGAATTAACGCCAAGGCTGTCGAACGTGAACCCGATGTCACTGAGTACGGAATCGTGGTACCCCCCGAAAAAGAGATGGTTACGGAACCATTTTCTGTGGAGCTGGAGTTTTTCATACTGCGCCTCGTAATAGAATCTTTTCAGCAGCCACTTAATGCGCTCTTCTTTCTTCTGCGCGCGAGGATACTCCGGCATCCCTTTCCATGCTTCGCGCAGCTTGTCGCGCACCAAATCATCTTTGCCGCCCTTGAAGAGGTCGGTGATGCGGCCCATCATCCCGGTCAGAGCGGAGGCCAATTATTTTCCTTTGAACTCCGGCATACCGGGAATGTTGAAATGGATTGCTTTTTTCTGGCGCTCAATTTTCTTTTCAATCTCGGCTAGTTTTTTGTCCACGGGGCGCGGCTCGCGATGCTCCTTGAAATCCTCTAGCAACTGCTCGACGGGTGAGGCGGGTAGTGCTTCACTGCCCTTGCTTACCAGAATCTTGTCGATCAGCCCTTTCTGAATCCGCTGGTTCTGGCTCTCCCTGACCAACAACAGCACTGCCAAAACGACGACGCAAATCAACCAAGGAACCTGCCACACGTAGTAGCTCCTCTCTCGAATAGCTGTCCCAATCATCCCGCTGGTCGCTCATGAATTTCTCTCCGGGTGGCAGCGAGGGCACGCCTCGCGCTGCTTCAATCCCTGATGCACTTCATGGAATCCTTCACGGAAGGGCTGTATCTCATTGGCGGGAACTACGGCGCCGCAGATGTGGCAGCGGGCAATTGCGCCGATGATAGGCTGGATTACAGGAGCTTCCTTTAGCTCCTTGGCCTCTTGCGCGATTTGCCCTTCGAGCTGGCTATCCATGCTTGACCTTGACGGAAACTTTTTGCTTCATTTTCACTTCGGCTTTTTTCTTGGACTTATCGCCGCCCTTGCCCTTCGACAGTTTGATTGCGGCCATGAGTAGCGGCTTCATCAGATTTCCAGAGGAAGATACGTCAGCTCCGGCCATCAATCTCTCCTATCAGCCTGTCTGCATCTTGCCATTGAAGAACATCGTCATCTCTCCACTGGCAGCAGACATCCCCAGCGGCCACGGTGATTTGCAAGGCGCGGCAGAATCCCGTTACGGATTCCCACTTCGGCTTGTCGCCTTCGGTCGTGTAGTGGTCGCAGTCGTCGCCGCCGCTTGTTCCGCCACAATTCGCTCCACCGCATTCCTGTCCGGGTTTCGGTGCGTTAATCCAGATGAGCCCCATGTAGTCGGGGTCGGACTGCGCCTTGTAAACCGCCTCGCCTTTGTTCGGCTCTCCGTAGATGTGGCGGCTGCAACATGGCCAATACTCAATTTGCTTGGCGTCGGGTTTCGGCTCCATCGGCCAGATGATTTTTCGGATGGTAGGGCGCTTGCCAATTTCACCGCACGTCTGCGCTTTTACATTGTATTGCTGGCAGTTGTAGCAGGAAGCAGGCTCGTTGTTCATCTCCTCGGCGGTAGTGAATAGAGCTTCGCCTTTGGTGTTGATGACCGGAGCTAAACTGCTTGGCGCGGAGAACGCGCGGCGCATGGCGTTGATCTTGGAGAGCTGGCCCTGTCCGTAAATCGGAAAGCCGCCCTGCTCAATCTTCAGGTCGCTGCGAGTCACTGGATTTTCTTGGTCACCGGCTCAGGAAATTCTTTTACCGCTTCGTTCAATTCGCGCTGCATGTTGTGCAAGGCTTTGGTGAGCTTCTCGATGAACTGGCCTTCAAGGAAGATAGGTGTGAAGTTTGCGGCGTCGATTACGTCTGTTCCCTTTTTGTGCAGCAGCACCCGCCACTGATCGTTCCCGTAGACCTTGTAGAGCAACTGGCCACCGGGAGCGTGATATTCATAGCCTTCAGGCGGGACGAGCGTTTCAAAAAACAGTGATTCCACGAGCTCATCGGGTTCGGGCGGTGTCATCATTGGACCGGAATCTGCCTTTCCTGCCGCGCGTGCATAAGCTGCCTTGTCGAGAAGCCGCGGCGCATCGTCTTGGCCTCTTTTTCGTCAGCTTCATGCTTCCTGAGCCAGAACATCTTGGAGGCGTAGTCGAGGGCAGGGTTTTCCCACGTTTCGACCTTTTTGATTTCGCTTGGGAGGGGTCGGAAAGTATGAAAAGCGTATCGCTTGGCGTCGGGGGAATGGGAATTTTCGTGTGAGGGCTCGTTCTTAGCGTTGCCTGACCGGTCTTTCGCCCATTTGTAGCTGCCATGCTCGCGGACGGAATGTTCACAGGATTTCGCCATGAACGCGCGCGGTGAGCCTGGCACTCGGGGATTGAAGGGATGCACGAGCGTCGGGTCGATGTGGAAATACTGGGCACATTTGAAAAGGCCGGGCTTTACGTCCTTGATGGCGGACTGGCCGGAGATGTCGTAGTCCTCAAGCTCGATCGCTGCGGCCCTTTGAGCATAGTCGTAGGCCATGCCTTCGAGGTTTCGGCCCTGCATGATTTGCTGGAATTGCTCGGCAATCGGCGCTACACGCAGATCCGAACCGTAAATCTCCGCAAACTGGTACATCCGGCCGTCCGGGGCGATGGCATCGAACGTAAGCGCCCACGGGTCGCCTTCTTCCCCTCCGCCAATGTCCATACCAACTACCACAGGCCACTCAAGAGGGGGATTCGGGCGCCCACCAAAGACTTCCCAGCCCTTCGAGTCATCCCAGACATGCGAGATGTCCGAAAATTCCTTGTAAATCAGGTCGGTAAAGTCGGTGAAGGAGCCCAAAACGAAGCGGTCGTACCAATCTGGCGGGTAGAGAGTCTTTCGGCGGGTGTGATACTCCTCGGGTAGAAAGACGTTCTCCATTGAGGCTGCGCCAATGCCTAAATTCAACTCTTTCAGTTCCGGCTTGCGGTCGGGATCGAAGAAATTGCGCCATTGCCAGTCGTGGCCGGCTGGATTGGAGCTCCCTCGATAGATGCGCCGATTGACGTTCTTGCGGCGCAACCGGCCCGTGAGCATGAAAAACACTTCTTCGTTGATTTCGCTCTGCTCGTCTACCCCCGCAAAGCTCAAATTCAGCGACCGGATATGGCCGGTTACTTTGGGATCGGAAATGTCGAGGTGGCGGAACATGACCGGATGGCCATTGCTGAAAGTCCAGGTCTTTTTGGCCTCGGCCCATTCCCCCATGTCGGCAGGAACCAACTCTAAGAACGTCCGCATGGTCGTGGATTCAAGGGCGGGCATGTTCAGGCGTCCAAGGAGAGAAAGGCCATTCGGCTCAATCAAGGCGTTGCAGATGCATGAGGTGCAGAGAGCGACCGATTTGCCAGCCCCCTCACCGCCGACGTAGGAAGAGGCGAAGTGCGAGGAAGTCACGAACTGCTTTTGCTTGGGCATTCGCTCCAGCCCGGCAATCGCGTCCTTCAGCTCTAATTCACCTTGGTAGTAGCCCAATTTTTAGGGGTGTTCGGGGAAAGTGTCCAAGTTTGCAGTTCTTCAGACCAATCGAGATGGGATGTCTCAATGGGCTGGTGGCGTTCGCATAACCAAACGAAATCCAGCCTGTCTTCGGCGCGTACCGCAACGAGGTTGGCCGATTCCTTGCAAACCAGACATCCTTGCTGTTTCAGGCACTCAGAAAGAAGCATTACAGCCCGTAATCCTTCCGCTTCTTCACGCAGGTTCCGCAGAGACAGGTGCGCCAGTTTGATTCGGCAGTGTGGCGGAAATTGGGGATTGAACCTTGTCCGAGTCGCCCTTTTGCGTCGTAGGGTCCGGCTGCTGTGTTGATGGATGGGCTTTCAGCTTCGGCATGAGCGGCCATGTCACGCTCCTTTGGAGGCTTTCGCGGAGTGTCTTTCGACGCCTCTCCGGTACTAACTTGTCGTGCCAGCCGCCTACTCGCCCTTCCCTCATGCACTCCCCGTCTCGACTCCGTGCCGGAATCCACGGGGTTGACACCTTGGGTAAGCTCATTGCGCAGGACATTACGCGCCCACTCCACAAGCGGCTCGCCTGCTTCCTTGGCCTTGGAGGTCATGCGGATTACGTCCGACTGCTCCAGGTAAATCACAAGCCGTGCGCGTTCCGTAAAGAGCTTCTTCATGGCACACATCATTCGGCATGTGGCACATGTGTGTCAAGTCAAATCCCAAAAGTTGTGTGCGAAACAGTGCATTAGCAAGCGACCCACCCCTCCTCTCGGCTGCTTCCCATAGGGGTATGCCTGCCTGAGTACTGGTAATCCTGATGCGTCCTATAAGGTCCAAAACGTTAACTAGCCTTTCCTTTGTTTTCAATCACTTGCGAGGACGTTGCACCATTTTCGGGCAGTGCTATAGTTCCGGTACTCGCTTGTATATCGAGCGTCTTTACAGGGTCAACTGCTTTACTATCAGTAGCTTGCGCGTTAATCTGCACATTGCCCATGAGAGTCTGAATTGCGAGCACCAACCCTTGATCTGCTGGCCCTTTGCCATGCTTCTGATTAATCGGCCAAATCGTTGATTCGAGAGTCTTTATTGCTGCATTCTCGCTGTTGGCTTGCAAGCGGACACGCATTACCCGGAGTGCTTCGGGAACTAAATTAACGCTCTGATCTGCATAGGTTTGCAGGTGCAGGTCAATATCGGACTCTTTGATGATTCCACGCGTGGTATTGCGCGTAATCCCCAAG